GATTAGAGAAGATACTACTTTTATGATCTCTAAAAGAAGATTTACGGAAGCAGTTGATAATAAAGCTACACTAGTAAAAGAAGGTAGACCAAACGAAGGTGATATAATATATCTACCTTTAATGAATAGTTTTTTTGAGATACAATTTGTTCAGGATCAACAACCATTCTTTCAATTAGGTCAATTACCTGTTTACAAATTAGTATGTACTAGATTTGAATATAGTTCAGAAAGACTTGATACTGGTATCGCAGCAATTGATGGTGCAGAAGATCAATATAGTTTAGATCAATTACAACATCAATTTAGTTTAGAAAATGAAACAGGTTCTTTATTATTAGAAAATGATAGTGTAAGTGGTGATAATAATTATCTATTACTTGAAACATATAACTTACAAACACAATCAACATATGCTAATAATAATGATTTAGATACAGAGGCTGGTTTTGATACTTCATCTACTGCAGATGATATATTAGATTTTACAGAAAGAAATCCATTTGGAGAGGTTGACTTTTAATGTTCGGTAATTATTTTTACAATGAAAGTATGAGAAGAATGACCATAGGCTTTGGTCAAATCTTTAATAACATACAAATTAAAAGAAAAGATTCTAGTGGTAATGTCGTTCAAACTATAAGAGTACCTCTGGCATATGCACCAAAAGAAAAATTTTTAGCTAGATTAGATGGTCAAGCTAATTTAGGCGAAAGAGAATTTGCGATTACTTTACCTCGTATGAGTTTTGAAATATCAGGTATACAGTATGATGCAAGTAGAAAATTAACACGAATACAGAAGTATAAAACTGTAAAAACTGGTATTGATGGAAAGGTAATGAATTTTAATTATGTTCCTGTTCCTTATAATATATCATATAATCTCTATTCCTTTACAGCTAGTGCAGAGGCAGGATTACAAATCATTGAACAAATTTTACCTTTCTTTCAACCAGATTTCACCGTCACAGTAAATGCAATACCAGAAATGAATATAAAACGTGATATACCTATTGTCTTAAATAGTGTAAATTATGAAGACACTTACGAGGGTGATTTTAGTAGAAGAAGAGCAGTAATTTATACTTTAGGTTTTACTGCGAAGACTTACTTATTTGGTCCAGCAACAACTCAAAAAGTCATTAAAACATCACAAACAGATACTTATACTGATACAGATACAACTAATAAAGCGAGAGAATTAAGAATTGTAGTTACACCTAGTCCTACAACAGCCGATGCTGATGATGATTTTGGGTTTACCACTACAATTACTAACTTTAATGATGGTAAAAATTACAATACATCAACAGATTCAGATGAATAAATAGTATAAATAATAAGAGAGAACATCTATGGCACTTAACAAAATTAAAAAAGATTCAATAACAGCAGACGCAGTTGACGCAACTAAAATCGCTGATGACGCTATTAGTGATGAACATTTAGACCCAACAGCAATCTCTGGACAAACAGAATTATCAGCTACAGCTGATGGTAGTGATGTTTTGCTAGTATTTGATACTAGTGCCAGTACGATTAAAAAAATTCAGGTGTCTAATGTTAATAGTGCACCTACATTAACATCTATTAGTCCTACAAATGCCAATACAGGTGATGGTACAGGTAATCACACATTTACAATTACAGGAACAAATTTTGACTCAAGTGCAACAGCATTTTTTATTAATGCTAGTGGTACTGAAGTTAATTTTGATTCAGTTACAAGAAATAGTGCCACACAATTGACAGGTGTTATAGCGAAATCATCTTTACCTAATTCAGGTGAACCATATGATATTGTTGCTTTAAATTCAAATGGTCAACAAGCTAAAAAAAGAGCTCAAGTAAATATAAATGCACAACCTGCGTTTAATACTTCTGCTGGTACTTTAGGTACAAAAACTGGTGGAGCGAGTGTTGGTAGAATTATCATAGATGCAGATGACCCAGAGTCTTCTGGTGTCGTTACTTACGAATTACAATCTGGTTCGTTACCAGCAGGTTTAAGTTTAACAAACGAAACTAGTGAAGGTGGTATTGGTGTCATATCTGGTACTGCAACTAACCCAGTTGCAAACACTACATCTAATTTTGTTATAAGAGCTGTAGATGCTTCTTCTAACACTTCAAGTAGAGCATTTTCAATTACAGTTAATAGAGTATTTACATCAACATCATTTACATCATCTGGAACTTTCGCAGTGCCATCTGGTGTATCATCACTTGACTCGGTATTAGTTGTTGCTGGTGGTGCAGCTGCTGGAAATGACCATGGTGGTGGAGGTGGAGCTGGTGGTCTAGTATTTATGCCAGCATATCCAGTCACACCAGGTGGTACTATAACTGTTACAGTTGGTAATGGTGCATCTGGAAATCCAAATACTAGAGGTCCAAATGGAGTAGATTCTGTTTTTGGTGCGCCAGGTGATCCTGGAAAACACCCATCAGGTGATGTCTTAACTGCCAAAGGTGGCGGTGGAGGAGGTGGCGGTAATAGCTGTGTTGATGGTGCAGCAGGTGGATCTGGTGGTGGTGGATCAGGACATGGAACAAACCCAGTTCCTTCATCTAATAGTGGTGGAGCCGCAACTCAACCTACACAACCTGGTGATAGTGGTGCATATGGTTTTGGTAATGTTGGTGGAATAGGACAAAGAACAGGACCTGGTAGTTTATTTAGTGGTGGTGGCGGAGGCGCAGGTGGCGCTGGAGCAGTAGGTGGCCAAGGTCAATGTGGTATAGGTGGACAAGGAAAACAATATACTATTGCAGATGGAACAACTTCAGTTTATTACGCTGGTGGTGGTGGAGGTTCTCACTACAATAACTCATTTACCTCTAGAGGTGGTGGTCAAGGTGGTGGAGGTAATAGTGGAGATAATTCACAACCTGCAGGACAAGCAGGTCAAGCCAATAAAGGTGGCGGCGGTGGAGGAAACGGTGGTGACGGTGGTAAGGGTATTGTAATCGTAAGATTCTAATTTTTAAAACCACCCTAAATAATTATATGATTGGTATATATGATTTTGGTGATGATGATGTATTTGATAATCTTTTTTCACTACGAACAATTGAGCAAGTAGAAAAAGATTTAAAACAAAATCCTTGCTGTGATAGATTTCCTAAATGTGGACACCCAAAAACTCAAACTTTTCAATTTTTATTAGATCAGAATAATTTTTACTATTCAAAAATAAAAACTTCTTTTTTAACAGCTTTAGACAGATATGTTGGAAGACGCATAGAGTTTTCTTACTTTACATCTTGGGCTTATAAAACCGAATCTGGAAAGTCTACAGATACAACATGGCATATACACAATGCAGAAAATGTTAATACTAGTGAACACATATCAGGATTATTCTATTTAACAGATACGGTTATAGGTACAGAATTTGAAAATGATGATTGTAAATTAATATTAAAACCTAAAAAATTTAAATGGTATATATGGAACTCTGGTTTACCTCATAGACCCATAGAAGGTGTGGTAAATCAAAATAGATACACCATTGCAACTTCTGTAGGTATTAAATGATTATACCTAGTAGAATTTCCATATCACATAAAAAGTTTGATAAACACAATCAACTAAAAGACAAACTAATAAATTTAATTAATGAAGGTGACGCTGATAATCTAAAACAAAATGATGCTTATTTTAGTGATGAAATACATAGATTAGATTGGTTAAAAAGTAATGACTTTGAAAGACCATGGACTAAATTTATATTAGATGATTTATCAAATCACTTTAAACAAGCAATAAAAGAAATTGGGTATAAACAATTTGTTATAAGAAATTTATGGTATCAACAATATAACAAAAATGGAACACATGGTTGGCATACACATCATCATAATTATACAGGTGTTTATTTTTTAGAATTTAAAAACTCTCCACCAACTCAATTAAAAGAACAATATGGTCAAAAAGATATATTTAGCATAGATGTAAAAGAAGGTGATATTATAATGTTTCCTAGTTTTATTATTCATAGAGCACCTAAAAATAATGGTGATAGAAAAACTATAATATCTTTTAATATTGACTTTGATTATCCTAATGATGAGTTAGTACAATGAAAACAAATATATTTGAACTTTGGCCAGTGCCAATATTAAAAGGTAATATAGGTATTGATAAAACAATTGTAAACTTTTGTGATAATATAGAATATAAAAAATCATCTGTAGGTTATACATCTAAAAATATGAAAGTTTTAGATAGCTTAAAAGATGTAAAAGATAGTATAAAAAATGAATTACATTTATATTTAAAAGAATACATGAAAGTAAATGATGATTTAGATTTTCGTTTTGAACAATCTTGGATATATAAATTACAAAATGGTGAAAGAGTAGGACCTCACATGCACGAAAATAGTTTAATAAGTGGTGTCTATTATATAAAATTACCTAATGATAAAGATACATTAACTTTTGTAAAATCGCCTTTATATAATAATGTTTTTAATCCAACAATCAAAGTAGGATATAAAGAGTCAAATAAAGTTAATATAGATAGTTTTAATTTAGATGTTGCTCCAGGTGATTTAGTTTTATTTCCATCTCACCTTTTACATCAAACTTTAAATTCAACATCATCATTAAGATACTCTTTGTCTTTTAATATATTTCCAAGAGGTAAAATAAATGGTGATTTGTATGAGATTAAAATATGATAGATAACATTTATGTGTTTGATGATATTGTAAATAAAGAAACTCAAAAACAAATATCGGAAATACTTTTTCATAAAGTAAGATGGCAGTTTATACCTGATGTAACTAAACCAGACAATAATCAACAAAGACCTGGCTTCAATTATCGTTTTATAACTAACGCAGAAAACATTTATGAATGGCATACTGATATGTGTAAGATTGTTGACGCTGCTTGTAATAAGATAAATTTTAAAAGAGAAGACTGTTTACAAGGTAGATCATTTTTACAATTACCTTTGAACTTAACAGATAGAAGTATAGATGCACCTCATGTTGATGCTGACATAGATCATATGGTGGTATTATATTATGTAAATGATAGTGATGGTGATACAGTTATATACGAAAATTTATTTGAGGGTTATGATAAGGTGCCATTGTTAAAAGATTTAAAAGAAAAGAAAAGGGTCACACCAAAAGCTGGTAGAGTTGTATTGTTTAATGGTAAACATTGGCATACAAGCTATCAACCTGAGTATAATGTTAGGTGTGTGGTTAACTATAATATAATATAATAAATAGTAGTATGAGTAAATTAGAAGAAAAGGTAAATGAAATATTAGGCATAGATAAACCTGAGCCTAGTAAACAAATTGTAAAACAAGAATTTAAACCAGCAGTTCCTCGTAAAGAAGATGATAAGAAAGCTGATGTTGATAATGATTACAAATATAGTAGAGAAAATTATTATAACTTAATTGAAAGAGGACAAGAAGCAATTGATGGTATATTAGATATAGCGAAAGAAGGTCAACACCCTAGAGCTTATGAGGTCGCTGGTCAGTTAATAGGTCAAGTTGCTACTACAGTAGATAAATTACAAGACTTACAAAAAAAATTAAAAGATTTAAAAGAGTTGCCAAAGACAGCAAATGCTAATATAAAGAATGCATTG